CTATTATGGATATTGCAATGACTTTCATGGCCGCCAAGGCGGCCCAGAATGTGACCCAGGAAGTTCCTGGCGTACAAGCCCTGACACGGGCAACATCTGATGTCATTCAGTCTTTTCAGACCACGCATCGATCCGCCAAATTGCTGGCTATCGGTGGCGCTGGTTCCCTGCTGACCACTTATTTGTGGCGGCATCGTAAGACTGTCGTCCGCTTTACACGAATTGGCGTGTATCGGACGGTAATCAACAATCCATTTCTAAGATTTCTACAGAGATCTATCGTAAATTTCACCCGAGCGAACATTATGGTCAACTGGCACCCTCTAGATTCACTCCTATCCCGCAGTCCTCGACGATCCGAGGACAACGGACACCCCATCTGCGGGGCGGTCCGTGATGAGGCCCGTCGCCTCATCAGCAGCGCTGTCAACAGCGCCGGGATGGAGGCCCTAGAGATCTCGCCAGCCGCGCAATCAACAGCAGCGCGGGCCTTGCACCAACACTACGCCGTGGCCGACCTACACAGACCTGTCAGCGACGACTTGAGCCTCCGTCCCAAGGAAGCCATTGTCGGCGTGGACATCGACTATTACATTGTCGACCCACCGAACCTCCTAGGTTACGGAAAGCCCACCATTTTCCTGACCTTTAACCCCCTGAGCGTCTCAGGTAAGGACGGCGAGAGCCGCTACCGTATCGAGGGCAATCAGGTGGTGTACGAGGTGAGCGGAGGGACCGTCTGGAGCCATGGCGTATGGGACTGGTGCAACTTCGGAGAATTCGTGGAAGGGCCTGCCCCGCGCGACACCTTATGGAAGCAATTCCTCTGGTACGTCGGCGTGGAGAAGACCGTCTTCCAGAAGATCCACCACGCTCGGCCCTGGCCGGCATGCCCCGACCGGGCCCTAGTTTGGACGCTGCCACAGTTTAGCTGCTGGCGGTTCCGCTGGATACCCATGGAGATTAACACCCGATGTCTCCAAAAGATCTGCTACACAGACAGTACACGTCCGGGTTGGAACTCACTCGTGAGTTTCCATGACAACGAGCTTTCCATAAGCCTCGGACGTGCCGGGCAGGACGCTTCAGTGCGTATGCCCAAATCCCATTTTGACATCATCATGGGTCTGTCAAGTGCACAGTCAGTCTCCTCACGCCTCCTCGGCATGGGGTACCGGGATCCCGCGGATCTGGCCCTAATCGGCCAGTACTATTCCGGAAAGGATATAGAGAGTCCGAACAGCGCCCGTGTCGCGCGTCCCGCAGGGGTAAAAGTCCACTGGCCAATAGCCATGGAAGCCGACATACCAACCGTCAGCTTCCGGAGCTACTCCGAGCCTCTGGTCTCCGATTCGTCCTGCGCCCCGATGATCAAACGTTGGGAAGCACTAACGATCTCCCTTGACCGGCGTGTCAGCCGAGTCGTCAACACCAAGAAGCCCAGCAAACGCATTCAACGGTTTGCTGAGGAATGGGTCAATTTACTCGTTCCCGAACCAGGGATTGGACACCCAATGTCCCTGGAGGAGGCGGCTGAGCGTTTAGATAAGCCCAGCCAGATGTTGGCGGTGAAACAGGTCTGGGAGACGGCGGATATGGAGCCAAGGCGGCTGATAGAGGCTTTCATCAAGAATGAGCCATGCATGAAGAACCCACGCATCATATCATCCTTTGCGGATATGAGATACCTTCTCCAGTTCAGTAGATTTACGCTACGATTCAGGGAGCAGGTCCTGCGTGATGACGTCAACAAGAACTGGTACTGTCCCGGCAGTGATCCAGAGACCATTGTTGACAAAGTCACAGACTTCTGCGCGTCGGTCGATCAAACAGTCGAGACCGACTACTCCAATCTTGATGGGTCAATATCAGACTGGCTGCAACGTCACGTCATGAACGCACCATATCTGCGCTATTTCAGCGCGGAGAGCCTGCCCGAGCTACGCAACCATACCGACATGTCGGTTAATTGCCCAGCACGCGCGAAGGGTTTTGAGATGCGTTATGACGCAGGCGTTGGAGTCAAAAGCGGAGGACCTCTGACGACAGATGGAACAACAATCGCGAACGCTTTCGTCGTATATTGTGCGATAAGAATAACGCGCCCCGACCTATCACCGGACGAGGCACGGAGCCTTATCGGCCCAAAATGCGGCGATGACGGACTCGACGATAGAGCGTACAACACAGCGATTAACCGTGTTGCTTCAGAGCTGGGGCTCACAGTCAAAGCAGAGCCCTACGCGCCCGAGTGCGGAGTGAGTTTCCTGGGCCGGGTCTTTATTGACCCTCTCCAGACCAGGACGACCATTCAAGATCCACTCCGAACCTGGCGTAAACTGCATCTGACGGCGAGGGACCCGAACATTCCCCTCGCTGACGCCGCTATGGACCGTATTGAGGGTTACTTGGTAACCGACGCGTATTCCCCTGTCACCTCGGAATACTGCAAGATGGTCCAGCGTTGTTACCATGACAGGGCGTCTGAAGCCGAACTCCGGCATCAGCGTAAGTCGCATGGCAAAGAAAAACCCTTCTGGCTGACCGCCGGCGGGGCATGGCCCCAGGATCCCGCGGATTCTGATTTGATGCTAAAAGTCACCAGCGCCCGTACCGGGTTCGACGAGGAAACTCTTCGCGCCATGGTCAACAGGTTGAACGCATCAACAGACCCCTGGATGCCACTACAGATGAGCAGAGACGATGAGCCGAGTCCATACACTGACACGTTGGACGTCGACCATCAGCCCTGCTCAGGCATAGTGGACGATCGTGAAATTCAAGATGACAAACAACGTGTCTACGATAGAATATCTGCAACTTCTTCCGCAATGCTTCAGCAGCATAATGCTAGGATGGGACGAAGTCCGGCCAACCAACTGCCCGGACGAGAAGGTCAACCGCGATCTTCAAGCCTACCGGACCTGCCTGGCGGGACTAGCCGACAAGGCGCTAAGGGCAACCGAAGCGCTGATGGCAAAACCCCGCGTAACGGCGTACCTCCGGGGGGAGCAAGTCCCCGACGAGGCAAGCCCGTCCGAAAAGCTAGCAAAGCTGACAACGGAGCTGGAAAAGCTGAAGAAGGACCTGCACCTCGAGCTGAAAAGCCCGGGGGCCGCGAACGACGCGGCGAGCCCGCACACGGACCACGATCCGAGCCGGCTCAGCAGGAAGAAAGCAGGCGCACCTCCGGTGGAAAGGGAAGAAAGGGCAAGAAGCCCCGGAAGTCCCCGACCACCACCGACGGAGGAGTGAACGTACAGGCCGCCCCTTAATCGCGGGGCCGCTTCCAAAAAG